TGTTGGACAATCAGTGGATATCTACAAAATCAATACTAAACATACAAAAGATAATATCTATGGTGAGAGTACAACAAAATATTTTAACGTAGGCTTCAGAGTTAATTGTTTAATCAGATATAACCCACCGGAAGTCGAACAATTTGAATCTATTGGTGCTGATGTTAACTCCACTATAGAGATGAACTTTCAAAGAAATAATTTAGCCAGTGGTTCGTTGAACTTTTTTCCTGAGGCTGGTGATATATGTGATTGGAATAGTTACTATTGGGAAATCAATGGTGTAACCGAACCACAGTTAATCGGTGGTTCACCTAGTTTTAGTCATGCTATAAAAGCTACGGCACATCGTAGTAGATTATCATCGTTACAAATTGAGGAGAGACCAAGATGATTAAGTTAAAAGACTTACTAAAAGAAGAACTAACTGATGCTGATATTAAAGTTGGCGATGCTTATTATAGAAAGACACATGTTGGTTATGTGGTTAGTTTTGTATATGATAAATCTATTTATGGTGGTTGGACAACAATAGAATATCAATTTAAACCACAATACGGAGAACCAGGATTTATGGGAGTAGGCGATGGATCTGCTTTAGGAGTTGATGGTTATGGTAAATGGCCAAAGGTAAAAGTTACTTCTAAAATGAAAAAGGAAATGGCTAAGACTTTACAAAATGCTATGAAAAGTAAATATAAGAATTCAGAAGAAGTGGATGTATTAATACGAAATGATCTACGATTATCCGATGTATTGAGCTGGGTTAAGAGATTGTAATGGCAGTTCAAATGTTAGACAAAGTATTGGTGATGAAACCAAAAAGGTCTCATTTAATAAAATCAAAACCTGTAGAAGCAGCAATAGATACATCAATAGACAATGTATATGGTGAACCACAGCCAGACAGATTTGATGAGATAATAGATTTGTTGAAACAAGGTAATATATATGGTGAGACAAAAGATATAACAATGGGTGCGGTAGAAGTTCCAATAGTAAAACAAATAGCAATTGATAAGGCGTCAACCAAGGGGTTAAAGTCAGAAGAGTATAAAAACACAACTGAAAGTAAAGTTGAGAAATTAAGGAAGTTGAGACGTGGCAATTAAACCAGTAACAAATGAAAATGCTCTAAATAAATCACAAATTAATCGTGAAGAACAGACTTCTATCCGCAACGAAAAGGGTAATGCCAGAGTTGTAATTAGAAAAGAAGGTGGTCGTGATGCTGGTAAGGCTTATGCCATTGGTTTAAAAGATATTGATGTTGCTATCATAGGTCATATGAATAATATAATGAAACCAAAGGTAAAAGAAGCCAATGAGATAATAAAAGTACCAGTTCTTTATGGTAATGAAGAAAGATGGAAGTCTATCAGAAGTCGTGGAACATTAAGAGATTCCAATGGTTCTATTATTTTACCTGTCATTGTAATCAAAAGAACAGATATGTCATTAGATGAAACGCTGCCTGTTCACTTTGAACATGATTTAAAGGGACTGATAACAGTTGTTAGGTCAACTAACGGTTGGAGTAGAAATAATAGATACGATAGATTTGCTGTTCTAACGGGTCAGCAGCCCGCTGTTGAATATATCAAGACTGGTATGCCAGACTTTCTAAATGTTACCTACACAGTTGTTATGTTGACATCCTATATGGAACAAATGAATGATTTAAATTCACTGATGTTTGCTAATTTAGAAACCTATTGGGGTGACTCCACCAGTTATAGATTCAAAACAGCATTAGATGGTGGGATATCCAATGAAGAACAGATGGAATCACAAGGTGAAAGACTTATTAGAAATGAATTCAATATGACAGTCAAAGGATACATTATACCTGAATTTAAAGAAACTGTACTTGGTAAACAATCTGAACTGTCAAGAGAACACGTACCAAAAAAAGTTGTCTTTTCCGAAAAAATTATATAATTATATATATATATAAATATTTTAATCCAAGGAGTTATAGATGGCTGATGAAATCAAATTCACAGATGATGAGTTAAAATCAATCGAAGAGTTACGTTCAGAATATGTTAACATAACTAATCGATTTGGTCAAATTGCTTTAACTAAATATAATATAGAAAGGCAAGAAGAACAAGCAGAAACCGATTTTGAAGCGATACGTGCTAAAGAACAAAAAGTTCTAAATGGTATCACTGAGAAGTATGGACCTGGTACTTTAGACCCCAATACAGGAGTTTTTACACCATCTGAGTCTTAAAAATTAGTCTTTGAAATATTATATAATATTTATATATGAATAATCACAGACTTTTTACCCTAATGGAGACATTGAGATGGCAGAAAAAATCGTATCACCAGGTGTATTTACAAATGAAATAGACCAATCATTTATCCCAGCAGCAATCGGAGAACTAGGTGCTGCTATTGTAGGACCTACAGTTAAAGGTCCAGTATTGACACCAACTGTTGTTAGCTCATTCAATGAGTATGCTGCAATATTTGGTGATGTTATCGAAAGTGGTTCTGATAAATACCAATACTTAACATCCCATACAGCTCAAGAATATTTACGACAAGGAGGACCTCTTACGATAGTAAGGGTTGCTGATGCCGATGTTTCTAGAGCAACTGCCACAATAGGAAAGAATTCAAACGCCGCTGGTGCTGCTGAATTATTTACCCTCGAAGTATTAGGTGACGGTCCTAATTTCAATAACACATCTTCTGTGGGAACTGATAATTTAATCGTACCTTTGACTAGTTCTGTAAGTAATAATCATTTTAGTTCTGGTAGTTTCGGTGGAAGACCTGATAATGTTAGATATGAGATAGCAGCTAGAAATTTAGAAAAAGGTACATTTACCTTGTTAATCAGAGCTGGTAATGATACAGTAAAAAGAAAACAGATTTTAGAAACACATGCTAATTTATCTTTAGATCCTGAGTCAAATGATTATATCTTAAAAAGAATTGGTAATACTACAAACACTATAGCTGTTGAGCAAGGGTTGGCTTATTTACAACCAGTGGGTGAATATCCTAATAAATCTAAATTTGTAAGGGTAAGTAATTTTCCTGATACAAGTAAAACACCAAATTATTTAGATGATAATGGAAATGTAACAGCAAGATATGGTACTCCAGCAGATTTTTATCCAGCTGTTGGTAGTGGAAGTTTCAATGGGACTTTCGATGGTGGAGACTTCGGACAAGAGTTGATACACCCATTTGGTTTTTATGAAGACATCAGTGCTACCAACTCACAAGGTGTTAAGATGGTTGATAGTTCTGTCGCCGTATCAACATCAGCAGTGGGTGGTGGATATAGAACTGCTCTAAGTATGTTGACTAATCAAGATGAATATAATTTTAACTTATTATTCTTACCTGGTGTTGTTGATGGATTAGCTAATCATTCTGCTGTCATAACTGCTGCTGTAGATGTATGTGAGTCTAGAACTGATTGTTTTCTTGTATTAGATTCTTCGAGTAAAACTGATTCAGTTGCTGCTGTGACCACTGTGGCTAAAGGTAGAAACTCAAGTTATGCTGCTACATATTATCCTTGGGTACAGGTGCAAGATCCAATATTAGGAACAAATAGATATGTTCCACCATCAGTCGTGATTGCTGGTGTTTACCACTTTAATGACACCATAGGACAACCTTGGTTTGCTCCTGCTGGTTTAAACAGAGGTGGTATTGATAGTGCTATCCAAGCATTCAAAAAATTAACTCAGTCACAGAGAGACACATTGTATGATTCTAATGTCAATCCAATTGCTACATTTCCTGGACAAGGTGTGACAGTATTTGGACAGAAGACACTACAGAAGAAGGCAAGTGCTCTTGACCGAGTAAACGTAAGAAGATTATTAATCAACGTTAAGTCATTTATTGCTAGGTCTTCTCGTAATCTATTGTTTGAACAAAACACAAGTGATTTAAGAGACCAGTTTCTAAATACTGTTAATCCATTCTTAGAACAAGTACAATCAAATAGTGGATTAAATGCTTTTAGAGTTGTTATGGATGAGACAAATAATACGCCAGAGACAATCGATAGAAATCAGTTGATAGGACAGATATTCCTACAACCAACAAGAACTGCTGAATTCATCGTACTTGACTTTATCGTTCAACCAACAGGAGCTGCTTTTCCTGAGTAATTTTTAGGAAAGTGATATTTATTACTATAGGAGATAAATAATGGCTGAATTATTAGAAGCAAATAAAATATTTTACACACCATATGAACCAAAGTTAAAGAATAGATATATCTTTGAAATCAGTGGTATACCTGCTTTTACAATCAAAACTGCTCAAAGACCACAGATTACCTTTGACCAGGTTGTTTTAGAACATATGAATATTACAAAGTACGTAAAAGGTAAGGGAAGATGGCAACCAATCACTATTACACTTTACGACCCGATTGTCCCATCTGCTGCTTCTTCAGTTATTGAATGGATAAGATTACATCATGAAAGTGCTACGGGTCGTGATGGATATCAAGACTTCTATAAGAAAAATATAAATTTCAAAGTATTGGGACCTGTAGGTGACATCGTTGAAAAGTGGACTCTTTATGGAACATATATTCAAGATGCTACCTTTGGTGATTTAGACTTCACTACATCAGATCCTGTTGAAATTACATTACAGTTAAGTTACGATTACGCTATATTGGAGTTCTAATGAAAAAGTTACTAAAGATATTTTTATCACTTGTTTTTATCTTCGGTGCTGTACCAGCACTTAATGCTTTAAACCTAAACACATGTGAAGCTACTTGTGAAATGGCTTGTGCTGATGAGATAAAGAAGAAGAAAAAGAAAAAGAAGAAGAAAGGCGCTAAAGGTAAGAAAAAGAAAAAAGGTTTCTTTTCAAAAGCATTTGGTTCTAAGTAACCAATAGTTACAACATCAAGGAGTTATAATGGCAGAACATAAGTTCCCCACGGAAGTTATTGATTTACCCTCGTTAGGAAAAGTATATCCAAAAGACTCACCATTGAGCGATGGTAAGATTGAATTAAAATACATGACAGCAAAAGAAGAAGATATTTTGATGTCTGAAAATCTAATCAAAAAAGGTGTGGTGATTGATAAACTATTGGATAGTTTAATAGTCACTGAAGGTATTAAACAAAAAGATTTAATCTTAGGTGACAAAAATGCTGTTCTAGTTGCTGCTAGGATATTAGCATATGGTCCTGAATACACTGCTGAGGTAACCAATCCTAATGATGGACAAAGAGTAGAATACAATTTTGATTTGACTAAATGTCCATTTAAAGAACCTGTCAAAGGAGTTGATTACAGTAAAAATTCTTTTGAATTCAAAACTCCGATTGGTAAGAATAAAGTTAAGTTTAAAATTTTAACTGGTGCTGATGAAGCTTCCATTGATAAAGAAATAAAACAGGTTTCAAAATTAGGGATGAATTCAAATATAACTACTAAGTTGAGACACTCTATCATAGAGGTTGATGGGGATTCTTCACAAGAAACAATAATGAGTTTTTCACAAAACATTCTGGCTCGTGACTCTATTGCTCTACGAAACTATATAAAAGATGTTACACCAGATATAGAATTGACACAAGAAATCGAATTAGGAGGTGATACAGTTAGCGTAACAATTCCGCTAACTGTCGAGTTTTTTTGGCCTCAATCCATCTAGTGTTGTTGTAGCACATCAGAATATATTTTACTTTGTACACGAAAATCCTGGTTTTACATTTTCAGATGTATATCATATGCCAGTTCATTTAAGAAATCTTTACTACCGTCAACATGGTGATTTAGTTAAAAAGAAAAATGATGAGGTAAAGAAAGCAAACCAACAATCAAAACAACCTACAATTCCACGAATGTTTAAACCGAATAAATAATCCCTTTCATAATATTTATTAGTATATTAGAGGACCCATATCATGTCATATATGAATAGAAAAAATATACTAACAGAAGGATTTTTTGACTTACTGAAAAAACTTTTCAAAGACAAATCCAAACTAACCAAACAAGAAAAAAAATTAATGAAAGATCCTCAGTTTAAAAAGATATATTCTAAATTTTTAAAAACTCATGATAAATTTCAAAGTGATTTAGAAAAATCAAGAAAGAAAGCAAAAGAACTAGGGATGATTAAGTAATGGCTAGTCCTGAAGACATAAAACTATTAAAATCTAAACAACAACTTCTTAAAGATATCAAACGTATGGAAGATGATGGCTTGAAAACAGCCTTCGATAGAAAAGAAATCGAAAAAGAAATAGCGGCTCTACAGAAAAAAATTGCTGATGAAAATAAGGAACAGGCAAAACAAGCAGCTCAAGCTGGTAGAAATGCTGCTAAGTATAAATCGATACAAGATCAAGTAGCAAAGGCTGAGAAAGAACAAAGTAAAACTATTGGTAGTAGGTTACTAGATTTAGCAAAAGGAAATGTTCTCAGTGCTCTAAGTCTTAAATCGACAATGGCACAAAAAGTTGCTCAAACTAGATTAGCCAAGAGTACAGCCGATATGGCTGATTTTACAAGAGAAGCAAAAGAATATTTGGGTGTTGAAGATTATGGAAAGGTTTTAGATTTAACCAAAGGTATTGCTGATGGAACTATTAGGCGATCTGATTTAGAAGAACAGATACAAGGATTAAATGAAAAGGGACAAGAATTTATTGCGAATAGCAGAGATGCTGTTGATGGACTAGTTCAATTAAAAAAAGAAGAATTAGAGGCTTCTGAAGCTCAAGAAATAAGAGAGAATCAAATTGCTAAAATAAGAATTGCGTCAGCCGCAGCATTGGCTGTTGGATTCACTGCTGTTAGTAAAATTCTTAGTTTTTTGATAAAATCTGTCACACAATTTTCAGAAAAGGTCGGTAAAATAGGAGCACAGTTTGGTAGTTTAGCCAATGTAACTTCCGAAGTAAATGATAATATAATAAAAGCTCAACAAAATGTTGTTCTCGTTGGTGCGAGTATAGATGACGTTTTATCAACCACAGCAAAACTAGCAACAGAGTTTGGATTGACTGATGATGTGGCTGCTGGTATATCTGATAATATAATAGACTCAGCTGCTGCTATTGGATTATCAAATGATGAGGCTGCTGCTTTAAATGGTTTGTTTATGCAAATCGGTGGTTTGACACAAGATGAAGTTGAAAATATAACAGAGGGTGCTAAACAATTAGGTGACCAAAATAGAATAACTTCTCAGGTTCAAGCTGGATTTAAGGATTTAGTTGGTTCGGCTGATAACTTTACAAAATTTGTAGGTGGTGGTGTTGACGAATTAATTGCTGGTGCCACTCAGGCTAGGAGACTTGGTTTGGCGTTTGATGAAATAGCAAATGCCGGTAGGTCTTTTTTAGATATACAACAGTCTATAGAAAAAGAAACAGCAGCGTCTGTTTTATTGGGTAGACAGATAAACTTAAATGAAGCAAGACGATTGGTTATGATGAAAGATACCGAGGGTTTAATTGCTGAATTAAGAAAACAAGCCGGTGGAGTTGATTTTGTAAATTTAGATATATTAAGTCAAGAGGCTTTAGCCGATGCTTTGGGGATGTCTGTCAGTGCGGTAGCAAAGCTAACAAGTACAACAAAAGAATTAGATATAGCTGGTGCTTTGGCTGGTAAAAGTTTTGAAGATTTAGTAGGACAAGATTCATTAGGTGCTCTACAAAAACTTAGAGGTCAATTTGACCAATTAATAATGAAGATACAAGATGGGTTAGGTGCTTCCATAGAACAAGTGGCCAATAGTATTGCTGATTTCCTAGCTAACGAAGAGAAGGTGGCTACTTTAAAAGCACAAATATCAAACCTTGGTAATGTTTTAGTTGGTGTGGCTTCTAGTATAAGTCAGTTTTTTGAAAGTATACCTGCTGATTCTGATCCTATTACATTTATGTTTGAAAGAATAGGTAATTCAATATCTGATGTTTTGAGAAAGGCCGCAGCTCTTTCTACAGCCTTGGGTGTATTTGTAACAATAGCATCACTTGGATCTTTAGCTGGTGTTGGTGCTGTTTTAGCGGGTGCCGGTGCAGGATTATCATTGACTGCTGATTCTTTAGAAACCAAAGTACCTGGGGCAGCAGAGGGAGCTTTGGTCAAAGTACATGATGGTGAAGCAATTTTAAATCCAGTTCAACAATCACAGGTAATGGGTGGTAGTAGAGAAGTTATATCAACCTTGAATGCTATAAAAGAAAGATTAGATATTGGTATACCGATGAAGGCAACAGTTGCCGGAGATCAAATTACCATAGCTACTGATGAAGGGTACGCTGGTGGTAGTCCTGGATATCAAAACTTGGTGGTTAAGTAATGGCTTTAGAAAATCTATCATCAGTTTTCTCAAACATATCAGAAAATTCAATGGAGCCCCAAAAGGTAACCAGTGCTAATTCTCCGATTAAATCTAAAGAGAGTGATGAATCTAACTTTACATACCACTCTCCATTTTATCAACCAGATAATTTGTTTAGAAGTCAAACACAAAATTTAATAGCCAAAGATACTGAATATGACACCTTAGACCATACCTTTGCTTCACAAGGACAGTACAACGACATAATCAAAATCAATAAAATAACAAAAGATGATTCACCAATGTCACCAAGACTTGTTTCTTTTGTTAACCCAAATGGTCCTGAAAATTCAGTGTTAGAAAATCAATATGTACAACAAAGTGACAACTCGATAGATATCAGAAGTTCTTTTATAAATGGCGAAGATATAGGAAAAAATAGACAGTTAGGTGTTGGAAAATTTACATTAGAAAATTTATACAGAACAGATCACAGAGGTGCTGCTGAAAGAGAACCAATAGATTTAAATAGGACAGACAACGATGGTAATCCATTATTTGTAAATACTTTAAGATCTGGTATGGGTTCTTTCAGTCAGTTAGATATAAAAAATCACTCAAATTCTTTTTATGGGAGACAACCATTTATTGTAAATGAAATCGGTTCAGTAAGTGGTAATACTATACAGAGTGGTAACAACAGAGATATACTCCCATTACGACAAGCTTTAACTGATGTATCAAGATTGGCTCAGTTCTATATATCACAAGCAGGTTTGTTATTCATAGGAAAGGAAAATGTAACAAATCTTTTGATTGGTCAATCACCCTCTAATATTTCGTTCAGAAAGGTAAATGATGATGCTAGTTATGGGTTCAGTATTTTTGCTCCTAAACTATTAGATACAGCAACATTAGGTAGAATTGTAATTCCACCTATTCCAAATCCAATACAAGGTAACACCGGTTTTTTAAATTTTACTAATCAATTTAGAGATTTAGGTCCTAGAGTTGCTAGTTTGAGGTTTCCTTTTAGATCGGAATACTCACAAAGACCATCACTAGGTCTACCATTTGGGTTTTTAGGTGACGAAAAGATAGAAGAAGCTTCAGGTTTACAGATAGAAAATTTAGCAATAGCCCCAAGAAGAAAAGTTAGATTTTTAGGACTAGGTCAAGGACCCAAATATCAATCTCAAGATATGATTTCTAGAACAGGTGTTACAAAAGCACCATCCGCGATAGAAGAAGCTATAACTGGTGAAGAAAATTTACCACCATTAGAAACAGATTTAACTGATCCTGTTCAGACAGGTGATTTCTACGTGAGAATAAGAGATTTAAGAGATAATACTTATATTTACTTTAGAGGGTTTGTAACTGGTATAAATGAAAACGTCACACCAAATTTTGGTTCTAGTAAGTATATTGGACGAAGTGAACCGGTTTATATTTATTCACATGGCGATCGTGATATAACTTTTAATCTTAGAGTTGCTCCAGCAAATAGAGTCGAGTTTCGTGCTATGTATGAAAAATTAGAAAAATTAACAAGTTTGGCTTATCCTGAATATAAACAAGAGGAGAGAATATTACGAGAAGAATTCGTAATATCAGAAACAGATATTATTGACACCACACCAGAACCTGCTGCGATGGATGAGGACGAGTTAAACAATCAACAACCGACACCTGAAGGTGATGATTTCGATTTTGATTCTCTTGTTTTTGATACTAAAAATACATATGTACCGCCTATAGTTGCTTCTTCTCGACCACAAGAATATAGAATGTTAGCTCCATTCTGTGAGCTTTACATGGCTCATATTGGTAAAAAATCAAGGGGTCAATTTGGGTTTTTCAAATCAATAACATATACTGTAAGTGAACAAGGTGATTGGGACAGTAAAAATGCTCTACCACGAGTATTTGATATTGCTTTAAGTTATCAAATAATACATAAAAAATCACCATCGCTTACAACTAAATTTTATGGGGCAAGAATAACATGAGTAGATATGAAACAGTAAAAAGAGTTGCTAGAAATCGTCAGTATTATTACAAAACTGTAGATTTTCCTAATGTTAAGCCAAAAGATGATGACATCCTTTTAATCGCTACAAGTGGTGACCGTTGTGACTTAATAGCACATCAACTCTATGGTGATTCAAGTCTTTGGTGGTTTGTTGCTTCTATTAACGGATTGAAGACAAACAATATAATACCAGGTACACAATTAAGAGTACCGAGGTCTGCCAGTAGTGCTATTCTAAAATGAACCTAACCCAAAGAATAAATGGTTCTCCTCTGGATCAAGAGGTGGTGGATGCCTTAGACCACTTGCAGCAAGGCACCTTGACTGCTAATCCACTCGAACCCTTAGCAAAATTTTCTACCAATATATTAGATAGCCCACATACTCACTATTTAGGACACTCAACTACTTTTGCTCGAATGTGGACTGCTATAGGAAGATTAGGTGGAAGATTTCATCCTGACTATAATGATGAAATATTCAAAAATAGTAAAGGTGTTTTTTATTATCACCCTAATGGCGACAAGACACAATCAGTTATTATTCCAGAATCTGAAATTGGAAATTATCCACATATTAATAGTGATATTAAAACTTTCATTATAAATGACAATTCATCTCCAAGTTATATTGCTAAAACAGAAAATCAAGGTGTCTATGAACCAAAATCATTTGACTCTGTTGGTAATGATTTTTTAAAACCAAAACCTGGAATAACACAAGTATCAAAAAGAACAGATGGTCCTATAGGTGCTCTTTCTTTCACTACAGTCGACTTCATGGTTCATAATCACAGAGAATTTGAAGAAGTGATTCAACCTTATTTTTTTCAAAGTGGTGCTACTGTCATTGTTGATTTTGGATGGTCTCATATGGGATCAACTTTTGATGATTCTGCTTTTTATGATCCTAATGATTTTTCGAGTATCGATGGAATAATAACTCAAAAAATAGATAGACTGGAAGAAATGATGTATGGTGTGGGACATAAATATAATTCTGATTATATACCTGGTATTGTCAGAGATAAAAATTGGCTCGGTAGGGTAAATATTAATGTTGGTAATGTCATCAATTTCTCGGCAAAACTTGATGAGAATAATTCATATCAATGTACATTAGAAATCTGCTCTAGAAATACAGCACTTGCTTCTAAAGAGATAAGTGAGGACAACGGTTTATCTTATCTATTCGGAAACTCAATGGATTCGATTATAAAGAATGTCTACGCAGATGTTTCTGATATTGATATAAATGCTGGTAAAAATTTAGATGATGATGAAGCCGGAAAAGCAGCAGAAGCTGCTATTGAAAGTCTTCAAGGAGGTATGGCAATAGTAGGAGGTTTGGTTCAAGATGATCCTGTTGCGGTATCACAAGAACGAGAACGTGCGATACTGGCTGGAACATATAGACCAACTGGCTTGGTTGGCGATGATCCCAATTCGCCTACTTTATTAGGACCAGTCATCCCAGCAGAACAATATGAAGAAATGAGTAGTAAAGCACTTGAGGAAACCATAAATGCTGTGGAACTTATGAATGGTGGAAAAATATCAGCAAAAGATAAACAATACGGTATACATGATGATGAGGGTGTATTTTACATTTCATATGGTATGCTTGAAGATGTTTATTTAAATGTTTTTTTAACACCTACGGTAGATGAAAAAGAAAATTTTAATAGAGTGTTTAATAGCAGAGGTCAATATTTAAGATTCGACCAAACATTTCTTGATATTCAAAAGTGTAAACTATCTGGTAATGAGAAAAGAAATGTTTTTAAAATACCAGCAAATTGGTATGGTACTTATAACTCTCTTGTAATGGGTAAAAACGCTACACAGGTTGAACATGAAAAAAATGGTTTGTTTTCATTAGAATATTTTAACGATGAGGGTGAGTATGTGTTGCCGGAAACAACAGATGGAGCAGTTGATTTGAAAGATCCTCTTTATGGTGTCCCTATAATTCCGATACGTGACTTATTTTTACAGGTTGAATTCATATCAAAGGTCTTTAGGGGAACTACAAGTGTATCAGATGCTTTACAAACCATATGGAATACCGTTAGTTTACAATCTTGTGATGTTTGGAATATTTTAATTTCATCCACTCACGATGTTTCTAATACAAGCATTTCTTTTCAAGATGTAAACCTTACTAAAAAAAATATTAGAGATGTTTATGAATTTGATGTTACATCTCATAATAGTATCGTGGTTAATAACGATATAACTTTTCAGATTCCTAAAGATAAGATTTCTGCTGCTGTCGCTATGAGAAATTTATCAGGACCTGAAGCTGTTAAGAGTAAAGATTTACGTGAATTGATGGATTTTATACAAATTTCACCAAGTGTTGAGGGTGATGCGAAACAATTTTGGAAATCAATTCCTACAACTGGTGAAACTAATCTAAGAGCAGATAAAGAGGTTGGGGTTGATAATAAAAATGCGGTCGGAGTAGCAAAGGCAATAGGAAGAGTTTTGAGAAATGCTACTGAAGAGGGAGAGGCTAGTGATCCTTATGCTGATCCTGGATATGCTTCAACGACCTATGTGAATCAAACAACCTTTTTGGAATCTCAAAAGCAAGTAAAGGATGGGGAGAAAGCTAAGTCTGATGCTGTAGATAAAGTTATGGCTTCCGAATCAGATGATGAAAAGATAAGTAAAACAGCTGGAACTCCATTAGAGGGTTTCAAAGAAAAATTAAAATCAAAGCTTTTCGATAACACCGACTCTGGTATTTCTATTCATAGATTTCTACCAATGGAGTTAACTCTAACAGTCTATGGAAACACTTATCTTGAGGTTTTAGATTTTATAACAATTAATAACATACCAGAATATATGAAAAGAAAATTTGCTTTTCAAATCATGGGTATACAAAATCAATGTACTTCTGATGGATGGACAACCACATATACTGCGGTGATGAGAAATTTGAGTCATTCAGCAAATACTAAATCTCGTTTAAAAGAACCAGAAAAAGATATCGAGGTCGAAGTAACATTACCGCCAGAAGAAACTGTACAAGAACTTCAAGATGATCCTAATGACGCAGCGATACCAAAAGACGAAGCCGGGTCGATGGAAGAGGTAATCGAAGAGGTCAAAAAAATAAAACCAGCTAAACCGCTTATGACAGTTTTAGGACCAGCATTACCAGCAAAGTTTGGATATGATGTTTTAGAGACAACACTTTTTTTAAGTGAAAGACAAATCAAGGGTCAAAAAAATAAAAAGAGTAATCAAATTCGTGCTACTGAAATATCAACTCTACAAGATTTGGCTTACGGATATGCTTTACGTGATCATTTTTTAGATCCTAAATTCACTTCTAATTCAACCATAAATCAAATACATTTTCCTGATTCACCTGATCCAATTCAAATACAACCTTTGGATAGCGAAAATACACGTATCGTTATCGGACAATTTATTGATGATTATGCTGCAACCGCAGTTGGTGATTTTGTCGAAAGAGTTAAAATGATAAACCATCCACCAGAATTCATACATACTTATACAGCTTTAGAAACTTTAAATCTAGCTGAACAAGATTTATCCACTGTCGGTTTAGAAAACATAGAAATACCAACGATTCCTTATCAAATAACATTATCGATGTTGAATGAAGAGGAAATAGTTTATAAAGTAAGTCAAGAAAGAGGTGCTCCAACAATATTTAATGAATTCTTTTTGCCAAAAAGCACCTTAGCAACAGGTGTTTCTTATGTTGATTTTCTAATGGGACTTATGAATAGGTATTTTGAATATTACATAATGTTGTCAACTAAAAGAACATCCGAAGAGTTAAATAAAGGTAAGGAACCTGAGACAGAAGTTACTCAAGAAAAATCACCCGAAGAAATAGAAGAAGCTCCGATTGATAATAGTGCTGAATCATTGTGGGTGGAGTCTTATATGTACATGGATATGATTCGTGTAAACATGTCCCATGAAAAAGCAGAAGATGTGGAAATTTATCATTATTTTATATTCAAAGCACTTGACAAAATAAAAGATGGTGCACGTGATGTCTTCTTCGATAAAATATTACCATATACAGAAGAAATAGTTAACGTTAAGACATATGAAAAAGGAGATTATCAAGTTAGTTTTGCTCGTGGTACTAGTTTTTATTTGAAAGAAAGACCTTGGTATAAAGACCATAAAGCTTGGAATATAGATCCATCATTTCATACTTCAGAAAATGGTTATAATTTAATACTCTATGACTTAATAGAAATTATATTACATGAATGCCATCATTGTTATCAGTTTTCTAATAAGACGAGAATATTTGGAGCTGCTTGGTCTGAACCAACAACTGATTGGGAAACACCCACTATTGAATTTGAGGCCTTAACAACAGAACAAATCATGAAGGCTGATATTGGAAATTTAAGTGGCAGTGATAAGTCTCATATTGAAGGTAGAATATTACGAGCATTAGCAACTGTTAGAGAAAATAAATATCAGGCTAGTCTAGATCCACCTGGAAAATTAAATCATTCTGATGTTGATGCTGATGGAGATGTAGATGCTGATGATGTCACGATTAGAAATATACAGATTGCTGCTGGTAGAAATCAACAGTCTATGGAGGGTTTATCAGATGCCGAGATATCCGAAATATATAAGGAAAGTGTTGTTAAAACTTCAAAGAAATATTTAAGTTCATTGTTCGGAGATTTTTTTAGAAAAATAAGATTTCATTTCGATGCTACCATTGAGGTGAAAAGTGTAAAACACAGAAAATTTTTAGCGGAAACTAAAAAGGGAATGAGTGATGCCGAATATAATAAGTGGTATCTGAAGAGAAGTGCTCAAGGTGGATTCAGAACAGGACCTGGATTAGATTAATCTTGACTTTTAATAGAAAACTGTGTATATTAAGACATGGTTATCTGTATCAATAAGTATCCACTGTGGAGCAAGTCTCACCCTAAGAACACACCTGTTCTGATTTATGATAATTGGGAAGATAAAGTGCTCTATGCCAACCACTATGATTATCAGGTGGACAACTTAGATTATAAGATACTAACTCATGATCCTGATAAAGAATATTACTTGGGTTTTGACTATAGAACATTCAGACAATTAAATGTTAATTATCATGATATAAATTCTGTTCATTATTGGTTGTATAATAAACCCAAGTGGGAGATACAACATGATAGGTTTTATACATCAAGCGACATGGAAGATTTTCCCTATTACAGGTCATTTGACAAACTTATAGAACAGTGTAAAAAACTAGGTAAATATCAGATAGAAGATAGGGTGTTTAATCAAAGTAATTTTAGTTTGTTCCAATCATATTATCATAATGCTTTTCATAGCATTGAGAAAAATGGTATTGGTGTTAATCAAGATTTCTTAAAAGTATTTGGTAATAAATACAAGTCTTGTATCCATGATAAAAAAGTATATCAGAACTATAACTTTTATACAAGCACATCACGTCCATCAAATGCTATCAATGGATTGAACTTTGCTGCTCTTACTAATGAACAACGTAAGTGTTTCTCACCTCTGAATGATATTTTCGTAGAATTTGATTATGATGCGTATCATCCAAGGTTAATCGGTCAACTGGTTGACTATCAGTTTCCCGATACATCGGTTCACGAATATCTAAGTGAAAAATATGGTGTGAGTGTTGATGAGGGTAAGACCAAAACCTTTCAATACATGTATGGTGGTATTCCTAACGATGTTGCTAACAAAGTCGAGTTTTTAGATTTAACAAAAAAGTTTATCAAAAAACTGTGGGAAGAATATCAAGATAAATCTTTTGTTCAAACAACAAGATACTTTCGTAATCTATATAAGGAAAATCTACCCAACATGAATCCAATGAAACTATTTAATTACTTTATTCAGGCTCATGAGACCGAGAGTAATGTTGACACGTTACATGGTTTACACTACTATTTATTAAATAAGGAGACGAAAATCGTACATTACAACTATGACAGCTTTTTATTTGATTATAGTCGAAAAGATGGAGTAGATACTATTTATAAGATACAAGAAGCATTACAAAGATTAGGTTATAAAGTTAAGTCTAAAGCTGGTCACACATATGGAGATATGAAAACATATGAGTTTACTTAAAGAAATCAAAAAGATGGAAAAAGAAATGGATGCGCAAGGTTTTACACCTGAGCAGAAACTTCAATATAAATTGTGGCAAGAAGCAATTCGTAAAGAAAATAATATTGTTGGTGAACAGGTGGTCAAACCAAATATTTTCAATCCATCACATCTCAAAGTATTAAAAGACATGATGCGTCGGACAGGAAAAACAGCTGCTGAGGCAAACCAAGCTATGGTTAACATTGAAAGAAAAG